CAGCCGTGCTGATGTTTCATCCGGCAGCTTCGTGTTCGGATTTCTCGGTGCGCTCGCCCTCGCGGCGTTCGTCATCGCGATGGTGATCTTCCGATCCCACGAGCACGGCATGATCGCAATGGTACACACGCACTCGATGCTCGGCCTCGTTGGTGTGGCGGGCATCACGGCGAAGAAGAGCGGCACCGACGACAAGAAGCCGGCGAACATCAAGGCGATGGAGAAGGACCTGAAGAGTCTCCTCACGGAACTCGAGCAGGGACAGATCGAGATGTCCGCGGGTCGCATTACGCAGGAGCGCGGCGAGGAGTTGGAAGAGAAGGCGCAGGAAGCCGAAGAGCTCCAGGCACAGATCGATCGCTACAACAAGATCGCGGGAATCACGAAGGGACTGCGTCAGGTCGGTCAGGTAACGCTGCCCGGCGATGCCGAGAACATTCGGAGCAAGTCGCTCTACACGACGCCGGGCCATCTGTTCGTGGCGAGCCCGGAGTTCGCGACGTTCCGGAAAGCAGGCATCATGTCCGGCTTCTCGGGCAAGGTCGATGTCGGTGGTCGGCTCGGCCGAAAGGCCGTTCGTCTGCTCGGCGAAGCNGCAGTCGAGTTCGAGAAGAAGGCGTTCGATATCGCGAATCTCCCGACGCTCGGGACCGATGCGATCATCGCGGTCGATCGTGACCCTGAGATCGTTCGCTTCGAAGAGCCGGAGATCCTGTCGATTCGTGATGTGCTCAGTGTGTCGCCGACGACCAGCGATGCGGTGAAGTACGTGCGGCATACGTCTGTCACGCGTGCCGCTGCATCACAGGCGACGCGCGGTGCGGCCAAGCCCTACCTCAAGGTCGCGTTCGATTCGGCGACGGCGACGGTGCAGACCATCGCGGTCTTGTCGAAGGTGACCGAGCAGGACATCTCCGATGCGCCGCGTCTCGTCGGCTACATCAATGGCGAAATGGCCCTGGACATCAAGGTCGAAGAGGAGCGTCAGCTCGTGTGGGGCGACGGCACGAATGCATCGCTCATCGGTCTGTTCGACGACTCGGTCGGGATGCCCGAGTTCAACCGCGCGGCCGCTGGCGATACCATCGTCGATACGATTCGCAAGATGCGCACGGATCTGCGGAAGAAGCGCGTGCAGCCGACGTTCGTCCTGATCGATCCGATCGATTGGGAAGAGGTTGAGCTCACGAAGGGAACCGACACGCATTACATCTGGGGTCTCGTGCAGACGCTGCGCGGTCCGCAGATCTGGTCGATGCGCGTCGTCGAGTCCGATGCCATGACGAACCCCGACACGGCCGAGCGTCGCGTCTGCGTCGGCGACGGCATCCGTGGTGCGACGATCTACGATCGCGAGTCAGTGCAGTTGGCGGTCGGCTTTGTTGATGACGACTTCGCTCGCAACCTCCGTACGTTGCGCGCTGAAGAGCGCCTCGCGTTCGCCGTCAAGCGTCCGTGGGCGTTCGAGTTCTTCGTGACCGAAGAGGCCGCGAGCTAACACAAGCGAGAACTGACTGATGTCACCTGACGACGACGAACGCGGCGAACTCGATCGACTCGGCGAGGCCGAGCATGAGGTTGTGCTCTGCATCGCCGCGTTCGTCGTCGCCTTGATTCTCGCTATCCTCTTTCGTTAAGGAGCGCACATGAAGTATCTCGAAGCGAAACGATCGCTCGCACCGACGATCGAGAACAAGATGCAGGACGGGACGCGTGTTGATCAGCGCGCTCCGGTGACGCCACCGACTCCGNCGACGGTGCGCCCAGAAGTGATCAAGTTGGCCGACGAGTTGAACGTCGATCTCAATCGCGTGGTTGGGACTGGCGCGAACGGCACGATCCTGATGCGCGATGTGCGAGACGCGGCGAACCGGAAGAAGACGGAAGACAAGCTGAACGAGTCGAACGACTAACCTTCGAGGATCGGCGTTATGATCGTGTCAGTGCTCCAAGCCAAGCAGTTGCTCGGCATCGAACCGGACGACGCGACGGAGGACGCGCATCTCGAGCGCCTCATTGTGGCGGCAACGGTCTTCGTCGAGAAAGAAACGCATACTCGATTCAGCACGCCGATCCCGAAGACCGAATATCAGCGCGGGTCGGGTCAGCTTGAGCTCTACATCCGCGGACACATCGATGACGCACCGTCGGAGTCGGAGTCCGCTGATCCGCTCACGCCATTGACCGTGCAGGCACGGATCGTTGGTGCCATTGGCGAGGACTGGATCACGCTGACTGAAGGCATCGACTACGAGCGACGCGGTGATACGCTGATCGGTGCTGCCGGATACGGATGGTCGCGAATGTCGGAGTTCAAGCTCGACTACGAAGATGGATATCGCGTCGCGCCAGACGACATTCAAGAGCTCGTGCTCGAGATGGTGCAACGACAATACAACAACGACATCTCCATTTCTGAAGGGACTGCTGGCGTAACAAGCGAGAGTCTCGGCGACTACAGTTACTCGGTCGATCTCGGCGCGACAGCAATTCTCTCTGGGTCGGTCATCACGGATACCGGATGGCTGACGATCAACCATTACCGACGGATCCTCGTCTAATGNCACGACCGTCCATTGCTGGCATGTTCGATAGCCAGATTCGCATCCGTCGTCCGCACACGACGACATCTGGACCGGCGATCGAGCAGCGCACGTACACCGTCGTCGGTACGGTGGATGCCGCGATCAATCGGTCGCGATCACCCCAAGCACCGGCGAGCGGCGGACTCGCGCGTAGTGGCATCATCCGCTGGTATGGACTGGCATCCATTGACGTGCGCGAGCGCGATGTCTGCGAAGTCATCGCTGGACCCGATGCCGGTGCGATCTGGGAAGTGAACGAACGTCCCGTGCGTCCTCGGAATCATCATACGCAAGTTGACTGCGTCGAATTCAACGGTACACTCCCTGCACTTGAGCCGGAACCCAACCTCAGCGACGCGTGAACACATGACGCACATCCCGCACTTCTGGGCGCCGACCCGCGTCCGCGAACTCGACACGACACCGCTCCAGGACCGAAAGCCAGCGCGCATCGTCGCGTGTCTCAATGTCTGGAACGATCTCGGCGCGCTGCAAGCGACGGCCGGAACATGGATGCCGTATGTCGACGCGATCATCGCCGTGGATGGGGCCTACGGCGCGATCGATCAAGGACTCTCGACGGATGGCACGCGTGAGTTCTTTCGCGGACTGAAGAAGCCGGTGACGCTCCTCGACGGTGCGGGATTGGATCAGTGCGCGAAGCGGACGATGTACCTCCACGCTGGACAGCCAGGTGATTTGTTGTTCATCGTCGATGCAGACGAGGCGGTCGTCGGTGGTCACGTGCTGCGCGGGGTCGGTCTGTGCGATGTCGGGTGGGTTCGCATTCATTCGAATCTGTATCGCCGACAGTACGGACAACCGCGCCTCATTCGGTGGATGGAGGGACTGCACTATCAGGGACGCCATCACTGGATCTATCATCATGATCGCGTCCTCTGTACGCATCAGTACGGCGGACCGGGATATGAGCATCGCGTCATCAATATTGCGATGAACAATCAACGCCAGCTCGGTCGTTCATCCGCGCGCATCGCGGCGAAGAAGCAGATCCAGACCGTGCAGCACGCGCGCGAAGTGTCGCAGTGTTCGATGCCTTCGGCTGAGATGAGTGACGCGAAGATCGGCGCACGCGAATCGTTGCAGATCTTGATGGTCGCTTATCGCGATGATGGCCTTGCGCCATCGCGCTTACACACCGCGATCAACCGCACGACTCCGCATGCATCGCTCTTCTTCAAGAAGCGACCCGGTCCCTTCGGTGTCCCGGATGGCTATCTCGTTCGACACGGTACGCATCAGCTCAGCCAAGCCGCGGCGAGCGCGGACGTGCAGCACTTTCACGGAACGATCTCGATGGAGCAAAGTCTGCGACGTAATGTGCCGACGGTGTTCCATCATCACGGCACGTTGTATCGCACGAACGCGGATGAGTACAACGCACAAGCGCGCAACTGCGGCGCTCTCGTGCTCGTGTCGAACCTGGAATTGCTGTCGTGGGCGGATGATCTCGACGCCTACTTCCTGCCGAACGCGATGCCCGTTGCGCGCTATCGGCAGTTGCGCACGACGTTCTGGAAACCGTGGACGGGCAACACACCGTTTCGGGTTGCGCATTCGCCATCGCGTCCGGAGCGGAAAGGCACGAATGAATTCCTCGCTGCCTGCGCTCGTCTCGCCAAGCGCGGCATTCCCGTCGAGCCAGTCATGCTGCACGGATTCACGCACGCGAATGTCCTGAAAGCGAAAGCGACGTGCCATGCGGCGTTCGATTCCTTCTGGCTCGGCATGCAGTGCTCGGGATTGGAAGCGGCAGCAATGGGATTGCCCGTGATCGCTGGTGACGAGACTGTTGCGAATCGCTACATCGAGCACTTTGGCGCCTGTCCGTATACCTTCGCGAATGATCTCGAGCAATTGGAATCGGCACTTGAGCGCCTCGTCTCCGACGCGACATTCCGTGCAGACGAAACGAGTCGTGTCTCGCAGTATGTCGTGCAGCATCANGATGAATCAGCGGTTGCCTTGCGCTATCTCGATCTGCTCGACATGGCATTTGGCTGGCGCTCGCAGCCGATCCGTCGTCCACACATGATTCGTCGCACGGGAGTCACGGTATGAAGCGCTGGCCTGAGCTCACGATCGTCACATCGTGCACGCAATACGGGAAGTATCTGCGCGACTGGGCCGCGTCGATCCTGAACGGAACGATGTGGCCCGGTGCCGTGCGGATCTTTTCGCATGGTTCGGTGACGGACTATGATGCCGCAGAATCGTGTCGTGCGTTGTTCCGCAAGATGGGCGTCGATTGCGTGCATGAGCATTCGCCCGACACACTTGATCTCGGCGTTGCCCGCAACCGCGCGGTCGCGATGTCGTCCACGGAATGGGTGATGCATCTCGATGCGGACGATACGCTCACGCGCACCGGACTGGAAGCGTGCTTCGCCGTGGATCCGTCAGTGTGCGACGTGATCCAGGCGGGATACGAACGGAGCGGCAACATCGCGCAGGGTCCGGTTCGTCGCGCTCGACTCTATGTCGGGGCCGATGGATTGGCCGCGCTCGATCTGCCCGCGATCTGTTCTGGCAACTCCCCATTTCGCCGATCGCTGTGGGCGCAGGCGCCGTATCGCGAAGACATGCTCGGCGCGTGGGACACCGCACTCTGGATTGGCTTTGCTCGNCTCGGTGCGCGATTTCGTCCGTCNACACANACCGTATTCTACTATCGCCATCACCGCGATAGCGTGTTCAACACGCGGCGCAAGGTGAACGGATGGGCGCGCGCACACACGAGTGCGATGTTGAAAGCTCTGCGTCGTCAGTATGCGGGTGTCGATGTGATCATTCCAAAGATGCGACAACTCGCCGGTGATCAGGCGCTCTCACTGCGTCGCGTGTCCGCGCACTATGCCGTGCATCATCCATCGTGGGGTCTGATCCACGCGGAGTGTCCGACACCAGAGTGGATCAAAGGCGCAGCGATTGCGCAGGCACTCGATGCCTCACGCGCGAAAATTCTTGTGCTCGCGAATCCTGACTGCCTCGTTGAACCAGAGGCGCTTGACGCTGCCGTGCATGCCGTCGCACACGGAGCCGCATGGGCCATGCCNCANACGAAAGTGTATCGCGCGAACGCACCACTGACGGCAGTCATCTGCAATTCACCTAGCATGGCCGTTCCAGCAATTCCCGCAACGGTCCAATGCGAAAGCGCACCGTTCGATTGCCCTGAGGGTATCGGTATCGTTGTGCTGCGTCGCGTGGACTATGACGCAATCGGTGGCGTGCCATCTGCATTTCGCGGATGGGGCGCAGAAGATCGAGCACTCGCGCTGCTCGCCAATACGTTGCTCGGTCCGTGTGTGCGCGGCACCGGGTCACTCATTCATCTATCACACTCGCATGTAATATTTCACGCGCCGTCGAAGAACAATACAGAGCTCTTGCGAAAGATGGGATATGCTGCGCTCCACGGAAAGGACACACTCGTCTCCCTGACCGCCTCACTTCCGTACAGTTCGGCACGTCCCAATCGTTTGCACGTCGCTTCCGACGCCCATCATACTGCCGTGCGAGAGATCAAGCAGTTTGATCAGCGCGAAATCGCAGCACGACGCGAACGTCTGCAGACGAAACGCCGGAGGATGCAATGATCGGTCTGCGCTTTCGATGGTTCGGGAAGAAGAACATGACCGCCGAAGAATTTGAACGACTGCGTCCGCGCGCAGCGAAAGCGCTGTTGAAAGCCGCGCTGCATTTCGAATCCGCGGTGAAGAAGACACTGACTGGCACGCGCACCGGACGACTCTACTACATCGCTCGACTCGGCCGAATGCATCGTGCGTCTGCTCCCGGTGAACCGCCTGCGACATTGACCGGACGTCTGCGCCAGTCGATTACGCACTCGGAGATTCAGAGCGATGGGGAGAATGTGTGGATCAACGTCGGCACTGATGTACCGTACGGAAAGATTCTCGAGTTCGGTGGCGTCACGTCGGATGGCATACGGATTCTTCCGCGTCCGTATATGGCCGCAACATTCTTGCGCGAAGAAGACCGCATCAGTAAAATCCTCGAAGAGGCGACCAAATCATGATGTGGGATGAAGTGATGGAGCGCGTCGTCGCGGAGCTCAAAGCGAATCCGACCATCGCGACACTCTACGCGAAGGACGATGACGTCGCTATTCGCATGGCAAATCCGTCGGGCGAGCAGCAAGTGCCCGGCATCGAGTGGACGTTGCTCGGGGATACGGAAGGCGAGTTGTGGGAGCCGATCCTCGTGCAGTTCGACATCTGGTTCACGGACAGTACCGTCATGATCCAGACCGAACGTATTCTCCGCGGGATGTTTCGTCGGGATTTGCCAGTCAAGATCGGCGGCCTGACGCTTCTGGCCAACTACGAGGATGGCTCGATGTTGGCCGTGCCGGATCGCTCCAACTTCTACGGACGAGGGGTTCGCTTCCGGCTCGCTGCACTTCGCTCGCAGTATGCATTCTAGGTCGTAGGTCAACACTTCACCATGAGGAGCAGTATGTCGAACTTCACTTTGGCAGATGTCTCAGGCGTCATCGCGTCCTACGGGCGAGGGGTCGTGTTCTATTCCGAGAAGTGGGACACGATATCGCCGCTCGCGATGACACAGCTCGGTGTGACGGAAGGCGATATCACCGTCAACACGAACGGCGCAACGGCAGGTCTCACGTTGCCCGAGCTGACCGGACCGATCCCGCACGAGATGGACTATCTCGGTGAGAATCCGGTCATCGAAATCCCGCTCTACCTCGCCGATCCGGCACTGATCGCGATCGTGTCGCCGTCGGGCAGTGCGCACGCCGGTCGGTCCCGTCGCGGTCCGGTCAAGGAGTACACGCTCGCCATTTTCCCCGAAGCATTGTTCCTGCAGTCCGGTGCAGACGGTATCGTCACGGATCACTCTGTCGCTTTCGACGGTGCTGGCGTGTGGAAGTTCAACAACGCCGTGCTCACCGAAGAGCAACAGCGTCTGCTCGACGCGAGCTTCTGGCTGTGGCGCGTCGTCTTCAATCGCCCGACGCGCCGTTTCCGTGGCGGCGCCGGTGATGACAAGAAGAACATCGAGACGGTGTCCACGCAGTCGATGCATCACCCCGATCTTCCGGAAGGACATCACATCTACACGTCCGGCGATCCGTTCGAATCGAACATCGACCTGAACGGCTCGGCGTCCTGATCATGGGAGAATTCCGCTACACTCCACAAAGCGAGGTAGCAGAGCGTCACCGGACTCCACGTCCGGTGGCCGCTCCTCGCACAAAGCCCTACGTTCCGCGACAACGGAATGTCGAAGCCGTGCTAACGCTTGGCGGCATACGATATCTGTCGTTCCGCAATCGCGTGTACTCCGTTCAGCCGGTGTCATTCAAATTCGGGCAGCGTTTGGCCGAGCAGTTGGATGTCATCAATGCAATCGCGCAGACACTGATGATCGAGGTCACACCGAAAGAGCGCAAGCGCTACTACGCTGAACTCGCTCGCATGGGACGTATGCTCTGGCCGCATATGCGTCCGACAGGACATGTGCGGCGACTGCTGAAGCGTCTTCGGTTGCTGCATAATCCGTTGACGCGGGACGCCTCAGAGTCTGAGATCACGGATGTCTGCGCTTTTTTCTTGCAGGGCCGGATGACGTCCAGCGTCCAACCGCTGTCGGAAATTCCGGCCCTCGAGATACCGACGTTCTAGACGAACTGCAAATCTTCGTCGCCTTGCGTCCGGCATGGTGTGGGCCGGATGGATTTCCGTTGTCGTGGCAGCACTATCAGTATGGACTCGCTCATATCGGCCGATCGTACTTGCGTGATCAGCTCATGTATGCGCAATCGGTGCGAATGGCGAATGCAGGACCGGATGACTATGGAGAATGGCAGCGAGACATGACGCGTCTGACTGAGGTGCCCCGACATGGCGGATGACTCAAGCGGTGGGACCAACATCCTCAAGCGCATTATCCAGTTGGTGCTCGACAAGACGAGCGCCAAGGAAACGCAAGACGGTGTCGATTCTGTCCTGGATAAAGTCGAAGACCGATTCAAAGAGTTTGGGAAGAAGATCGCCGAGTTTCTCAGCGTTGCATTCCTGATCGAAGGACTCAAGAAACTCGGCGAAGCTGCGGTCGAGCAGGCGGAAGACTCGCAGGAAGCGTGGGATCAGCTGAAAGGCACCATCGACAACGCNGGTCAATCGTTCGACGCGCTGAAAGATCGCGTTCACGATATGGCCGACGCGTTCCAAGACGCGACGATTCATGACGACGATGCCTTTGTGCAATCGCTCGATCGACTGATCTCGCTGACCGGCGACGTTGATGCATCACTGAACAATATGGCCCTCGTCGCTGATGTCGCGGCGAAGTTCTACAAGGGCGATCTCGCTCCGGCAACGGATCTCGTTGCCAAGGTCATGAACGGCCAGACGATGGCGTTGCGTCGGCTCGGCATCGAAGCGACCAGTGCACAATCAGGTCTCGAAATCCTTGCGCAGCGATCATTCGGTGCAGCAGCGCGCGAAGCATCATCGTTCAAAGGACAGATTCAGCAGCTCAGCAATGCCTGGGACGACGATCTGAAATCGCTTGGCGAAGCGATCATCCAGAGCGATGGCGCAACGACCGCGTTCACGGTGCTGCGCTCGGTCGTCGAAACGCTCGGCAATTGGATCGCGAAGAACAAAGACGAGATACGCTCGTGGATCACTGATGGCGTGAAGCACGCGATCGATGCGACGGACGTGCTGCTCCGCGCCACGATCGGCATGGCGAATCTGTTCAGCGGTGGATTGCTAACGTCAATTGGTCTGGTGTCGCAAGGACTCGCGCATCTTGCCATTGCCTACGCGACTGTAAAGGAAGCGGTATCGGCGGTCGGATTCAAGTCGACCGAAGAGAAGATCAAGAACGTCCAGGAAGCCGAGGACCTGAAGAAGGAAGCGAAGGCGGTGCTCGAATGGGGCGACGCCATGCGCGCGATCGGGACGGGCCAAGTCCTGAAAGGCGTTGAGATCTTGTCGAAGCCGTTGTTCTCGAGTAGTCAGTTCACTGGTTTGCCCAACACGAAGACTCCTCCGGTCAAAGGGAACGCGCCACAGATCGGCTCGCATGCAGTCACGGATCAATCGAAAGCAATTGATGCGGCAGTCAAGGCATACGACGAAGAAGGTCGTCGCATCCAACTGATGGACAAGTTGCTCGGCGATTCATTCGATTCGACGGGCGCAGATATCGATCGCATCACGAAGTTGCTCGTCGTATTCGCGGAACAAGGCGTCGATCCAGCGACGGCTGGATTCGGTGATCTCGCGAACACCATGACGTTCTTGAAGAACATGACCGGGCCCGTGAACACGGCGCTCAAGGACATGAACAAGACGTTGGCGTCCGAGATCCCGCTGGCAGCAGCGACCGGTGCATCGTCGTTGGACAAGTTGCAGATCGAAGCGAATGCGGTGCAAAAAGCGNTNTCGACNATNNTGCAGAAGCCAGACGCTGAGAATGCNGCGATGGCTATNGCTGGTCTGACGCTGCGTCTCCAGGGACTCAAAGAAGCGATCGATGCTCAGACGAAGGACCAGAACTTCACGGCAAGTCTGCGCGAGATGGGCGACACGATGCGCGAAGACGTGTACTTCGCTGCACTCGATTCGGAAGACGGACTCTCGAGGTTGCAACGCCAACGCCAAGCACTGTCCCGAGCGATTCAGGTTGGTATCGCAAACAACAAGACTGAAGACAAGACGTTTCAAGATCTGGTCAAGCGCTACAAGGAAGTCACCGCGGCGATCAACGAACAGACTGACGCAATGGCAGTGCAAGCCGGTGCAGCAGACTTCCTCGCGGAAGCGCTCGGCGTTGCATTGCAGGGAGGCATCCATGAAGCTGCCGCGCAGAAGGCGAAGCAGACCGGCATCGAGGCGTTGGAATGGTTGGTACGCGCGGGAGCGTACGCGCTCTTCGGCAATCCCGTTGGTGCTGCGGGAGCGCTCAAGGCTGCGGCAGGATTTGGCGCAGTCGCTGCGGCGTGGGGTGCACTCGCGGCAGTGACTCCGGCAACGGGAAGCGGCGGAGCAGTTGCCATTCCCACGAGCATCGCTGCTTCGACCAGCAATGGCGATGCGATCTCGTCTGCGCGTGATACATCATCGAGTGCTGCGCGTGATACGGCGCCTCCGTCGCAAGAAGTATCGATCTATCTGGTCGGTCCGGGATTCAATGCGATGAACCCCGAAGTGCAACGCGTCGTTCGCGGCGCAACGCAAGAAGCGGCGGAACGGTTCGGAAATGCGACGGTTCGTGTTGTTCCGCACGGAGCCTAGACCATGTCACTCGCAAATATCCCGAAGTTCGTATTCGGTGGCACCGATCTCGTTCTGGAGTGGCCGAGTCGTCCGTGGCCACGAAGTGTCCGCGCGATCGGTGGAGATATTGCATCCGATGCCGATGTGCGCGCGTCATACATCGTGCGCCGCGATGAACTGCTCACGGTCACATTGCGCTTTAGCGAAGACCAATGGCCTGAAATTGAATCGCTCATTGAATTCGGACAGAGCGGCTCCGTCTTTCTGTGGTATCCTGACGCCGACGTGAACGAAGCGTTCTCTGTCATCCTCGATTCGCCAGCGATCAACACAGAATTCGCGCCAGCACCGGACGATGCATATCCCAAAGTCTTGACGCTCGACATCACGCTGATCAGTCCATCCTGGGCAGGACTGGCCGTGTTTGATCCGCGCACACCAATCCCACCGGATAGTAGCGATGGCGGAAGCGACGGAGGCGCAGGAGAACCGAACAATGGTGGCGTCCAGATTCTCTCGTTCGCCGAAAACACGACCGTCCATATCGTCGGCACGGCGACCTTCCTCGTTGTCGCGGGCGGAGGCCGATCCAATAATGAGAATGGCGGAGGCGGAGGGGGCGTCGCACTCGTCGAAGTTACCGACGTCGATTTAACTTATGCACTCTTCGTCGGAGGTCCAGGGGAACAATCGGCGGTGAACGTCGATGGATTCCCGCTCACGACAGCGTTCGAGGGAACTGGTCCTGGGCCAGAGCTTGGCGGAAGCTCGGGCGGTCCGACTAGTCATAATGCTGGAGGAGGAGGCGGTGTCGGTGGAGGAGGAGGCTCAGCGTCTGGCGGAGGAGGCGGAGGCGGTGCTGGCGGCGATGGAGAAACGGCGCAAATCAATAGCGATGCATTGTTCGCGCAAGCCGGACACGGTGGCCCCGGATTGCCCGTGACGTTTCACAATGTCGTCATCGGTGTATTCGGCGGTGGAGGCGGAGGCGGAACAGCGATTACTGGCGGAGGATCTGCTGCGATCGGCGGTGGCGGATCAGGTGGAGGCGGCAACGGCGGATCCGGTAGTGCTCCAGGCTCGCCCGGCTCGGATGGACTCGGTGGCGGAGCAGGAGGCAGTCCCGCGAATGCGTCCTTCCCGCAGCTTGGAGGAGCGGGCATTATCAAGATTCTCTTTCTCGAAACTGAAGCCGTGGTGACAATTCTATGACGTCACTTCCTTGGATCCCGAGTTTCGTCTATGGATCAACGCGACTCGACCTGACCTATCCGGTCACGCGATGGGTACCCGGCGTGCGCACGATCGGCTCGGCGCGCACGACCGCGTCTGGTGTGCTCGGAATTAGCGAAGCGCTGCGCACGCGCAAGCTCGCGTTCACGCTGCGCTTCACTGAAAATGAATGGCCCGATGTACGGGAGTTCATTCAGTGGGCGCAACAAGGAATCGAGTTTCAATGGCATCATGGCGGTATCGGTTTCGCGAGCGATTCACCGCCTCCCGATTCATTTACCGTGCGTCTCGATGCGCCGCGTGTATCGACGGTCATCGCACCGACCCGCGATGCGACGGTGCCGTGGTTGTTGACACTTCCGATTTCGCTCATCGTCTCATCGGCATTTGGACTCGGATATTTCAGCGCGCTGAATACTGAGATTGTCGCACCGGTGACGGTGGCGTCGTTGATGATCTCGATCGTCGATACTGAACTCGATATCGATGATCAAGTGCAGGCGCACGCATTTCTCTTCGACGACGATGGCAATGTTCTCAGTGCTGAACGCTTCACCGTAGCCTGGACGACAACTGATCCAAGTGTCGCCACAGTGGATTCGACCGGACTGATCACAGGCGTCGGTAGCGGCACGTGCACGATCTCTGCGGTGTCCGGCTCGGCCAGCGATACAGTCACCATCACTGTTGCTGACGTCGCTGCTCCTGTTCTTGCGGCGACTGGCGGAACGATCACCGATATTGATGGCTGGCGCGTGCACACGTTCACCGCAAACGAGGATTTCGTTGTTACCTCTGGTTCGACTGATCTCCTCGACGTGCTCTTAGTCGGTGGCGGCGGCGGTGGAGGACATGGACAGGATCGCACTGGAGGCGGCGGCGGAGCTGGCGGTGTGCGTCGTCTTACGAATCAGTCAATCGCACCCGGCACTTATGCGGTCGTCGTCGGTGCGGGCGGAGCGGGTGGACATACGAATTTACCTGCGACACCAGCGGCCAATGGCGGCGCATCAAGTTTCAATGGACAGTCCGCNCTCGGCGGAGGAAATGGCGCNGACTTCAACGANAATTCTGCNGGNTCCGGNGGNAGCGGNGGCGGCGCGCGTCACGCGAGCGGATCAACTGCCGGAGCAGGAACGGCAGGACAAGGAAATAGTGGCGGAGGAAAAGGCTTTGACTCGGGTAGCGGATCGGGCGTCTTCACGGGATCAGGTGGCGGAGGCGCCGGTGCTGCTGGAGTCGCGGGAACGTCTGCTTCTGGTGGAGCTGGTGGCGATGGCGTGCAGGAAGACATCACCGGAGTGAATGTGTACTACGGCGGTGGAGGAGGCGGATCCGCAGGTGACTACGGCGGACAAAGCATTCATGGTGGAGCNGGCGGTCAGGGCGGCGGCGGTGCCGGAGCATCGGGAATCGGATCTGTTCCTGTCGTCGGCACAAGTGGAACGGCAAACACTGGCGGCGGAGGCGGCGCCGGAGCGAAAGCGAGTGGCGGTCACGGTGGAGCTGGCGGTAGTGGCATAGTGATCATTCGATACCCGATTGCGTGAACGACTGGAGAACACGATGGCCAGCACATTGAATCCTCCGTGCAGTCTGCTCCTCGAAGTCTATGATCCGATCTCACTTGATGAGTACGATTCCGAGGACTATGCCGGAGAGCTCGTTGCGTGGGAAGTCTCCACGAATCCTTCACATCCATTTCCCTANCTGCTCGCGCCACGGCAGTACGCCGAGCAAGAGATCGACGCGATCCAGTGCACGGCGAGCATCGGCACCATTGAAGTCGGCGTGATTGATCGGCCTGAAGTCGAAGGCAATCAGGCGACGGGATTCATGACGGCGCGCGTGCATGATCTGCTCGGCCGACGCTGCAGATTGAAACGCTGGATCAACGATAGCATCGGCTACATCGTCATTGCTGATGGCCCGGCAGGACCGCCGCGCATGGATCCATCGTACTCCGCATACCGCTGGGCCATTCGCGACACGCGTGAAGTCGAGCGAAAGATGTCCGCGTTCAATGTCGGCGGCGTTGCATGCATCGCTCCGCGCGGACCGCTCTATGGATTCGGCCAAATCAGTGATGACTATGCCGATAATCCATTACTGCCGCGCGTGATCGATGTGCCGCTGCGCGGCGTGTACAATCTTGAACCGGCAGGACTTGGAAAGCAGATGGGTCTCATCAGTTTCGCAGATCACTTTACATTTCATGATGGTGGACCGCTCGTCGATACTGATACGCTGACCGTGACTGACGCCGGCATTACGGCGTGTCAGATTCAAGAATTGTTGCCGAATATCTGGGGAGCGCGCTATGCGGATGCGCTCTGGCGAGTCGTCGGCACGGATACGTGGAACATCGCGCGCATGGTGTCGTACACCGGATTTCTTCAGCCATTCGCTGGCTTCGTCGACGGCCACACAATCGTCGATGTCGTCGATGGCGTGGATGTCTTGTCAGACCCATTCCCATGTCTGGATTTTGTCACGTTGTTCGTTGACGATGTTATTCCAGAAGGCTTCCCAACAGAGAACGGCGTCGAGATGGAATGTATCATTCGCTATCGTGGACCGGCGAGTGATGATTTTCCGTACTATGTCGAAGGACCATTGGGCGAAGTGCTCATGGGCGTGTACAGCGGAAAGTACTCGCTACTCGCAACGGATGAGATCACCGGATTGATCTACGATCCGGCGCTGCTCGACGCCAGTGCGGATGATTTCATTCCGCGCATTCAGTACGACGCCGACGCGTTCGATGCACTCGTCGAACATGTGATGCTGCGCCAAACGTCAGTCGTCGATGACGTGCGCGCGTGGGCTGAAGACGCGCTCTATGCACCGTCAGGGTGGATTCCGTGCCTCGATAATGAAATGCGCATCAGTCCGATTTCGCGCAATCGACCAGCCAATATCAGNGCAGCGAACACGCTGAACGATACGAACTGCGAACCGGCGCCGAATTGGAATCAGGGACAACGCACGATATCACAGATCACGTACACCTATCCGCGTTGGTTCATTCCCGCGGCGAACTCCGGCATCGAAGTATCCGAGTATGATGGATTGGCAAAGCGTGATATCACGATGGAGTTCAAAGATGTTGAAAGCGGATTGCGATACGGCGAGCAGCCTCAGGAGTATGATGCCTCGGCGTTCGGTGCAATCGGTGATGACGAGGGCGAAAACATCTCCGGTGTGAATGAGCAGGCGAGCTTGTTGGCACAAGCGGCGAATTTCGATGTGCTGCAACGATTTCGCAGCGGTGTACAAAGCATTGCAGTGAACGTCTTGCGCTCGCTCATTCCGGGCATTCGCGTCGGATCGTGGATTCCGTGGAGCCTGAGTTGGCTCCCCGATGTAACATCCGGCCTACGCGGAAGCGAGAGCAGCGGTGCACAAGTCGTGTCGATCAAGGACAATGATTGTGTCTGGCGCACACTCGTGCTTGAAGAGAGCAGTTCGACAGGCTCGATTGCTGGAGCACCGGGATTTGTCAGTTCGCTCAAGGTCGCCGGTGACGATCCGAGTTCAGGCATCAGTGGCAGTCTAATCGTAGTCAGCGACGTGGAGAGTGCATAATGGCGCGCGATGTAATTTTGCGAGCAACGTTCTCAGAGCTCGTCGGCGATGAGACGTTTGAGCTGTGGCTCAAGCACGACGGAGAATGGACACTNAATCAAGCCGANGATGTCGTGCTGGANNNTGGNCATCAGGANTTCACGATCCTGAGCCTCACAACGGGTGACGCGTATGTGGCGCAAGTGCGATTGAAACGTGCTGGTCGCTATCGCGTGGGCTATCTCACTAGCAATCCTGATACGTGGGACGATCAATCGCGGTGCGAGTTCAGACCGGGTGACCTCGTGGGCGTCGGTGCACCGACACTCAGCTCTGCTGTGTGGACGCGCGTGAGTCCGACCGGACAACACATCACGCTCTCGATCACACCGGACGATCTGAACACTGACATCCAGATTACGCGCGACGGTGAAGCGATCGCCGTCGTGAGCGCACCATTCACTGGCGCGTTCACGTATGATGATGAGAACCCACCGACGGGAGTCTCGCATGCGTACACGTGCGCGCATGTCACGAGCGGAGGATTGGCCGGTGCCTCGAGTGCTGAAGTCGATTGCTTCGGTGGTCCGCTGCCGCCGAGTGGCGTTGCGCGCACAACAGCGGATGACCATTTCGCATTCTACACACTCGTGTGGGATGCTGATAGTGACCCGGTGCGCATCCAAGACGACTTCTTGTGCGCGACGTTCTTTGTAGATCAGCTCGGTGGAAGTGGCACAACCACGAATTCAACCGAAGACATCCACAAGGAAGATCATCTCATTCCCAACGACGGGGAGCAAGCCGCCACATTCACCGCGCGTGTGCGCCGGGAGGTCGCATTCGTCGATGGCACTGATGTAAGTGATTGGGTGGAAGTCGCTATCGCAATGCACATCGAAACCACGAACACGGATTACCTCAGTTGCCCATAGCCGATGACGGCAACCGGCTGAAGACACTTTCTTTTTGAGGCGTAATGTCACGGGCACGGAGACAGCGCAAGGCGACAATCAGGGCGCGCCTACGCGATGAATCAGCCGCATCGCGGCCAGTGCGTCCGTATCTCAGCGCAAGAGAGCGCAGGAGAATTCGTATGACAAATCAGCGAGCTCGGTTCTGGGGCGGTTTGTTCTTAGTAGGGCTCGCGCTCATCATCACAATATCAGAAATTGCGATGCACTTGTACGGGCTACTGACCGGTGTGAAATTCGAAGTGAGTCACACGGATCTCTTCGCTGCACTGATCATTGGCTTTGTCGGAATGTATGTGCTCAGTCCCAGGCGAGCGAAGGATGGAGGACAGTTCTTGGTCAACAGCACGGTGCGTGTGATTCAAGTCATTCGCAATGGTCGACGCAAAACCGATGCGGTCGCTGCGGTCGTCGAAGACGAAGCCGGGAATCAAGCGACGATTCATGTTCCGACGATGGAGACAGAGATTCCTGTGGAAATGGATGCCGACACACCGAAGCGACGCAGCTCCGATCAATTAGCATTGCCGCTCACCAAAGAGCAGGAGTCAGCAGATGGGAAGAGAAACGGATAACTGGCCCTTCGTGAAGGCAAAATACTTCACGCCGGTCCCGCTCCACTCTCCGCGCAAAGTGCGTGTGATTGTCGTGCACGACATGGAGTTTCCGGAGCGACTCACCGCGGCTGAAGATGTGGCCCACTACTTCGCTACACTCAACGAAAAAGACGCACACGGTCATCCAATACAGAAGAGCGCGCACGTATGCGTTGACACGAACTCTGTTGTGCAATGCGTGCATGACCGTGATGTCGCGTACGCTGCACCGGGATGCAATGGCGACGGAATCCAAATCGAACTCGCAGGGTATATTCGCCAGACCCGCGAGCAATGGCTTGACGAGTATGGACAAGGTCTGTTCAATGTCGCGGCGAATGTCATCGCGCAGTATCTTGTGAAATTCGATCTTCTGCCGGTGCATCTCACGGATGAACAACTCGCGAACGGCGACCGAGGCATCGTCGGACACGATCAAGTGAGTCGAGTCTACAAGCGCAGCACGCATACGGATCCGGGACCGAACTTCCCGTGGGATATTCTGATCGAGAAGGTCGGTCCGCTCTACGCGAAGCGCCTCAATCCTTTGGCGTGATCCATTGCACGGCAGGCGCGACGTAGTCATTCAGCTTGGATTTCTGTAAGACGGGGAGCCATCGGTTGCATCGGTGGCTCTTTCGTTTGTGTAACCAGACCAACAATCCTGGGTCTCGATTCAGCAGGTGCTGTCCGAGTACACGCCATGCTGATGCGCAATGACCCCACGCCGCTTTACTCGGCCGAGGCCAGTGCTTCCGGTACGCGACGATCGGACGGCCGAAGAGATTCTTCAATTCATCTCGCCCCGGATCGCGCGGAGGAATAAGATAGAATGAGAACGCATCCACCTTGGACACGCCATACTCCAGCGCACCGATAAATCGTAACGGCACTGCCGCGCTGAATGCCTGATGGCCGACGCGTCGCACGCGGAAGTCTTCGCACGCGATTTCGGTCTTCTTGCTGTGCGGCAGTAGATCAACGATATCGTGTGCCATCTGAATATGCCCGCGTCGTGCCTTGACTGAGTACGTGCGTGCTTCTGCGCGCACGTCGCCGGCATCCGTAAATTCAAGTGCAGCGAATCCGCACCACGCTTCGCCGGGATCGATTCCAATATACAGCATAGTCAGTCCTTCGGGTCTGGAATGTCGAGATGATGATTCGCTTTCGTTTCGCGCCAAAGTGCGCGCAGCATTTCCCACGGATCCTTCCGCAGCATACGTTGCGCACCGAGGGCACGCATTCCGTCTTCGAGTCCGAGAGTGTAGGCGTGTGCGAGCTCTGGCGATTGAAAATGCCGAGCGATCGGCTTGCTGTCTTCCTTCTCGATACGTTCGTCGCGTGGAATCACTCGTAGTCCCTCAATACTTTGGCGCGAGGAAATCGCGGTACACCGTACTTCGTCAGGTTCTGAAATTCGACCGTCAACTTCTTGCCCGGGATATTCTTCCGATCACGCCACATCGCGCGACGTTGCTTCAGTGTTCCTTTCGGTCGTACACGAAAGGTCTGCTTCGCTCCGCTGCGATGCTCAGTCACGATGCACACAAAGATCGGTGTGCCCTTATCCTTACCTTTCGCTTCGATCACTTCGTCGACCTTGAACTCAGCATCTCGGAGAGGCTTGTACTTCATGAGATCGCGTGTGCGCTTGGACACGTAGAGCCCGGATGCACTGCGCACCATCGTCCCTTCTCGGCCAGCGAGTAAATGCCGACGATGCACGGCCTGAATATCTGCGAGCGATCGAATCGGCGTTGTCTTGACCATGCGCCATCCGAAATCATCATCGAGGCCGGCGAACAATCGCTTGATCTGCGCGATACGCTTCTCAAACGGAATGTCGAGCATCACGTCGAAGACGTTCAACTCAAGATCTTCGCAGTCCGGGTGCTTGTGGCGTTTCACTATTGACGCAAGATCTTCGAAGTCGCCGCCTTCTCGGACCATGAATTCCGCGTCGGCGAGAAATGGAAACTTTCGCCGCTGTCTCAGGTGATGCGTGTTCCACCAACTGAACTCCTTTCCGTTCTTGGACCAGAACGTTCGTCCATCGGTGACGCATCGAATGCCGTCCAGCTTCGGTTGTGCATAGCACGGCAACGTCACGTACTTCTCGTTGAACATTGCCGCCGACATTGGCTTTCTAAAAGCGAGGGTCACTGAGTCCTCCGTCTTTCGAGTCCCAGAAGTGATTCGTCTCGAGACGATTGAGCACGTTCGCGCTCATCTCATCGAGCAGATATACCAACTTCGCGAACACTGTCTCCGTCTTCGGCCGAGGCCCCGAACTGAATCCACCTTCTGATGTGATGAGCGCGTTCATCAGCAGCGGTGACACTGGGATAGCATAGTCTGTGAGAATGCTGAGCGACTTGTACACATCGGGCAAGAGATGCGCGCGTGCATCTTCATTGGCTTCGGTGTACTCGACGGTCCACTTGTACACGGGATCGCCATCTTTGTCCTTCGTGATTTCTTTGTAGCGCCACACCTTGTTCAGGTCATGGTGGAGAATGGCACGCCACACGAGCTGATCTGTGATCGGACATCCTCGTGCGATGCGGAGAATAGTCGATCGCCATGTATGCCAGCAATTCCACATCTCGAGTAGATGCGCGACGAGTCCACCTTCGAATGCGTGATGGCGATCCTTTGACGCTGGTGCACGGTAGAGCCCGAGAATCGCTTCACCTTTCGGCGTTGCGCGATCCACGCAGACGCCACGCAGGAGTTCCTCATACTGCGGCCGATACTGATCGATCGTCGTGCGCGTGATGTGGATCAGTTCATCCCATTGCTTGTCGAGTTCTTGTGTGCTCACGCTGATTTCCTCCGCTTCTTAAGGGATAGATCGATGGACTCTTTGTCCTGCCAGTTCTTGTCGCTGCCTTTCATGTCTGCAACAATGGGTACTGAAAAATTCGTGTGATCCTCGAGCAGTTCAAGCACACGTCGATCTGTCTTCGGATCACCGTCACTTTCGTATACGACATCGTCGTGCACCTGCATGATGATACCGATTTCGCCGGTGCCGAGTTGCAATTCTCTGTAGACGTTGACCATTCCTTCTTTGGCTTTATGCGCAGCACTTCCTTGCACCTTCGAGTTCATGGCCTTGTACGATTCATCTTCGTCAAGCCATCGATGGTAGCCATACGCATCGACAACGAACCCGAATGCTTTGGTGAGTTGCTCTTCTTCTTTCGTGAACGCCCACATCTTGGGATAGCTACTGCGCACGGCATCACGCAACAACTTGGCGAGTGACCGGAATGGTGATTCACTGCGCGACGGCACGTGCCCGAGTTCGATGCATGACTGCCGCGCTTCTTGCGCGCTGATCTTATCAATGAGTTGTTCCGTCACAGCATCTTCGCCGGCTCCGTAGAGCATAGCAAAGTTCATCGTTTTTCCGCGATCGCGTTGCTGTGGGCTCGGGTCGCGATGCTTCTTCAGTCCGAACATCCGTCGCGCAAGTGCACTATGGGTGTCGAACTTCGCGTCACGATTGAAGCCTTTGACCAAAACTTCTTCGCCAGAGAAGTGCGCCGCGAAGCGCATTTCAACTTGTGAATAGTCGGCCGATCGCAGCACCAATCCATTNTCGGATGGAATCACGGCCCTGCGCACACCGGAATCACGCGCAAATTGGTGAAAGCCTTTCGTCGCCGACATACGGCCAGTGTCGACGTTCTGATTGTAGTGCGAATGCAGCAGTCCCTTCGCGTCCAGATTCTTNAGCAGTGCTCGCCCCGACGACACCATCTTCGAATGCTTGCGCCGTTGTAACAAGAGCGCCGCGAGCGGATGGTGCAGGCGCAATAGCACGCGCTTGTTCAGTTTCTCACCATCGATCTGCTCAAGTTCAAGCTCTTCCCAGAACAACTCTCGGATCTGCGGATTCGAATTCCAATTGATATCGTATCCGGCGCGCCGATTCATTTTGCGCGTCAGCTTATCGGTGCGACGCTGCGCTTTCGCCAGCCACTGATGTAGATACTCTTGGTCAAGGCGAACGCCGCGTTCTTCCATATCGCGCAGCGCGAGCATGAGCCATCGCTCGTTCTGATACAATGACATGAGCGACGGATAGCCTTCTGGCTGCGGCCAGTGCTGCACCATGGAGATGAAACTGTCGAAGCATCGCAGCGTGTACCACGGATCACGCCCACCATACTTTCCTGCGACATGATCCGGTGCGACCAGCCAATCGGCCATTGGATTCTTGCGTCGCCCAACGACGCTCCGAATGGACTCAATCAGTTCGGTGTGCGCGTCCGATGCTCCAAGGTGACAGTAGAATTGCGCGAGCGTATCGAGTTCATGNTTGTACGAGAAGAACGGCCATCGATCAATTGGCACGCCACGATTATCAATCAGTCNGCTCAAGACNAATGTGTCATGCACTGGATACGCGATGTGTANACCGAATGTTTCGCGGATCATGTGCATGTCGAACTTCCCNTTATGGAACACCAATCGTCGCCGACGCTTCACCTGATTGGCAAACCATTTCGCCGCACGTTCGAGTGCGCCCTTGATGAAGAAGGCGGATGTGTCGCCTGCGGCGAAGCACAAGGCGCCCACTCGATCGATTGTCCAATTCAAGCCCGTAGTTTCGGTATCAACGCCGAGCGCACCGTGCTCCAGTTTGTTGAACACATCTTGAATGCCATCAGTACCGCGCACGACGTACGAATAGCGCGGCAAGTCTGCAGAATAGACATGTCTCATCGTTTGTACCGTGACCGTACATCGTTCACGCCGACCCCACGCCATCCACGCATTCCTTCGCGCTTGCGCGGGCGAATATCTGTACGCTCACCGAGCATGCGGTTGAATGCAGTGTGCGACAACGGATTGCGACCGCGAGTTTCTTGCCACCAATCGGAGAATGATTGATACAGTGCTGATCGCGTCGTCCATTCATCACGATCAAGACGACAGCGCTCCTTGAAATACTCGGAGAGCACATCGTATTCTTCTTTGTAGTCATGGATGGCTTTGCGCACGGTATCAGGCGCCATCAATCCGTTGCGCCGCCATTCCTCGCATCCTTCCAGTGCCCAATTCAGGATGCCGGGGAGTTCCTTGGCGAGCTGACGACCGAGATTCTTCTTCCGCTTGTGCGGCGGGATGATCACGGTAAAGGGTATCATGAGAATGCGCGACCAGAATGCTTCCGTCTGTTCACGCACCAACGGTAAGTGATTGGCAGCGAGCCAGAGTTTGAAGTGTGGCTTGAACTCGAACGACGACTCATACAGATTTCGCGCCGTTACTGTATCGCCTCCAGTCATCTGCTTCAACACCGTCTCGTCGAATGACCGGTCTCCGCGTGCTTCAATGGCGGAGACGAGACGTGCGCCGCGCATGCGTGCGAGATCATGACGTGGCCCATCATTCCGTGATGCTTGGAATGTGGAGAAATCGGCTTGAATTGAGTAATCACCCACCAACTCGCGGAGCGCTTCAATGAACGTGGACTTGCCGTTGCGTCCCTGCCCGTAGCAGAAGAACAACGCATGCTCACGTGTGTCACCAGTCAGTGTGTAGCCTACGGCACGACGAATAAACCCAATCAGTGCTTTGTCGCCCGCGAAGATATCATCGAGAAACGCGAGCCATCGCGGTGCTGTGGCTTTGCGCACGAACTCGACCTTCGCCAGTTTGGTAATGTAGTCGGTCTTCTTGTGCTTCAGTAGTTTGCCCGATGATAGATCGACCGTGCCATTCAACACGTTGAATAGCCAACCGTCACGGTCCAACTGATCTTCACGAATCGCGATTTCGGGTTCCGTCTTCGCCAGATCGACAATCGCTCGAATGCGTTCTGCGCCTTCCGACTTGTACGCATGTTGTTGAATCGCTGCGCGCTTCTCTTCATCAGTGATGCGCTCAGCTTCTGTGTGAATCGATCGCACGGTCTGCTTGGCAAGNCGCATTGCTTCGCCCGTACGATCAGGCTCCCAATGNGTGCCGCACCAGATGTACCATGGATTCGATCGCTTGGACAGAATGCTGCGCAATCGCTCATGGTGTTGCGTGACGAATCGCCGCACATTACCCAGATCAGTCAGGTTCTCTTCTTCTTGCGCGGGATCCTTGGCACCGATGCTCTTCGCGATCTTGTGCAACTGCGCGTCATCAAGTGGCGGTCGTACACGCGATGCATTCTCAATGCGCAGCGCTTCGAGAATGGCACGCGGTGATGCGCCACGTCGCCGCATGGTCCCGGCTAACGATGTGAGCAACTGATCGCGCTCGCCTTCGCGAATAATTTCAGGTAGTGGCGGAGCGATCTGCTTGATACTCGCCTTCTTCAGAAAACGGAACAGACGCTTTGGAAACGGCGCCATGTCAATTTTCTGTTCCCACCGATATGGCTCACCGGTGTCTGGGTGGATACTCGGCGGTGCCACAACGTACCCTCCATCGCCGAGCACATCGATCGCGACCTTGTGATCGTTGTGCTTGAATGGACGGATCATACGCTTGAGCTGTGTCCCGTCGCGCATCGGTAGAAAGTACAGATGCAATCGCCCTGCGCGGCTCACGGCTGATCGCGTGACTAAGCCTTCCCGCGGGAGCTCGAGTCGTTTCAGAAATTTGAAGCCACTGACTTCTTCGTCTTTCGGTTCATCGAGATCGATGACAATCGGTCCCGCGACGCTGTCACATGCGATTCCGATATTGGCGTCCGGCCATTTCGCCCACCATTGACGAATGGTGCGCTCGTCTGTTGTGGCGCTGCGAAATCCGCCAGCAATGCGTGGCTCTTTCCCGTCCAACGGAAAGACACGCCAGCCATAGCGATTCGCGTAGCGGAGTGCTGCCTTGAGCAACGAGTTCATATTGGAGGAGGAGAGCGCTGGCTCCGATGCTCAAGAGCCAGCGCTCACGTGAAGGTGAAGTCTCTACGCGGCGAGACTAGCGACGGCGCTTGCTCTTGCTCTTGCCCTTGGCCTTCTTCCCGCGCTTCGGACGATCATCTTCATCTTCGTCGTCCTCGTCTTCGTCTTCGTCCTCGTCCTCGNNCTCGTCCGAGACGGTGGTGGCGTGCTCGTTCAGGAACTCGAGCAGGTTCTGCTTCTGCGTGGGGACGTCGATTTCCTCGGTCTGGACGTCCTGGTAGCCCTCGCTCTTGGCCTCGCGGCGCGCCGTGGCCGCATCGGCCATAGATCCTTGCCAGTTGCAGTGCGTTTGGTTGACCTCCGCCTCGTCAACTGTGACGGTCACGACGAAGGATGTGCGATAGAGTCGCATGTGTAGGGGTGCTCCTGTTTACGTGTGGGGTTGAAGAGATGCCGGTCAGCCCCGGCTTGC